AACGGTGGCTGAACGTCCACCGATATATCATCCGCCGCTACCTGAAGAGATTAAGTCTGCTCCGATTGAGTGGCGAATACTGTCTCCAGATGTGATGCAAGCGTATCTGGACGCAGTGGAGGCGGGAGAAGAACCAAGAGTCGCGTATTATGGGCTAACGAGCCAAGGATATGAGAATTTAAGTATGACAATGGGCGAGATTACCCGATATTTGGAACAAATCTTGCACGTTATCGGCTATTATAAGGAAATGGACGAAGAAGAGGAGAAAAAAGAATAGTGCCTTACGCTAAGTTTGACATGGTCCCAGGAATAAACCGAGAAGGAACCGCCTTTTCCGCTCAGGGAGGCTGGTTTGACAGCAACCTTGTGCGGTTTAAAAAAGGGTTTCCTCAAAAAATAGGGGGCTGGGTTAAAGAGCAGACAGCTACTTACCTAGGAACGGGACGTGCTCTCCATGCTTGGGTGTCTTTAGGCGGCACCAAATATCTGGGGCTTGGAACCACTTTAAAGTATTACGTCAAAGACGGAAGCAGCTTCTATGATATAACCCCTATAAGAGCCACGACTTCGGCGGGGGATGTAACGTTTTCAGCGAGCAATGGGGATGCTACGATTACCGTAGCGGACACGGCTCATGGCGCAAGTAAAAATGATTTTGTCACCTTTAGCGGTGCCGCTAGTTTGGGCGGCAATATTATTGCTAATGTTTTAAACCAAGAATATCAAATCGCAACCATTGTTAATGCTAACAGCTACACGATTGAAGCTAAAGACACTGACGGGGACACCGTAACAGCTAACAGCAGTGATAGTGGTAATGGTGGATCAAGCACGGTAGGCGCTTATCAGATTAATGTAGGACTAGACGAATATGTTTCTGGTTCAGGTTATGGTGCTGGAGCTTGGGGCGACGGAACTTTTGGTTCGGCTTCCGCACTGGCATTTAACAATCAGTTAAGGTTATGGACGCAGGATAATTTTGGAGAAGACCTTATTATGAACCCAAGAGCAGGGGATATTTTTTATTGGACCGAGAACAACGGAACAAGTGTCAGGGCCAAGAGCCTAAGCGATTCGTCTATCGGCGCCAACTTGCCGCCAACACTGGCACTGCAAACCTTGGTCAGTGATATTGACCGACACGTTATTTGTTTGGGTGCAGACCCGTTAGATGATGCAGGAGTAGCTAGAACGAGTGCCATTGATCCTATGTTTATTTGTTGGTGTGACCAAGAAAATATTGCTGAGTGGGAACCTAAGCTTACAAACACTGCCGGTTCACTAAGGCTCTCGGCGGGAACGCAAATTGTCGGCGGTCTTCGCTCACGGCAAGAAATACTGATTTGGACAGACGATGCACTTTACAGCATGCAATTTATTGGTCCTCCTTACACTTTTGGAGTTAATCTAATTAATCAAGGGGTCGGTATGATTTCGCCTAAAGCTGCGGTCAACGCGCCTCCGGGTGTTTTTTGGATGGATCGTTCGGGCTTTTACAGGTATAGCGGAACGGTGGAAAGGCTTCGCTGTAGTGTACACAGCTATGTGTTTGATGACTTTAACCAAAACCAGTCTTTCAAAACGTTTGGCTATTTAAACAGACAGTTCAACGAGGTCGGATGGTTTTATCCTTCGGGAAGCTCCACTGAAATAGATCGCTATGTGGTCTATAACTACCAAGAACAAGTTTGGTATTATGGAGAACTTGTCCGTTATGCGTGGTTGGATGAAGGCGTACAGCCTTTTCCAAGGGCAACCGGAGTAGACACAAGCAACTATGTTTACAAACACGAAACCGGAAACGATGCGGACGGCTCCCCCATGGACAATGTTTATATTGAATCGGCTGATTTTGCGCTGGACGCTACAGGCAATAGCTATACCCAAATACAAAACGCCATACCCGATGTTCGGTTTTTAGGGGACGGAGGCTCAGACCAAGCGGTAAATTTTGTGTTAAAAACAAGAAACTTTCCTAACGAAACACTAACCACTAAGAGCACCAACCAAGTAACGGCGAGCACGACTAAGGTTGATTTAAGAGGACGAGCACGACAAGCTGTGGTTCGCTTAGAATCAGACGATGACGCGTCTTCCGCTGTAAGGCTTGGCGTGGGCTGGCGGCTCGGGGCCATGCGACTCAACACTCGACCAGACGGGAGAAGATAATGGCAAGACTATTAGATACACGTTTACCCACCGCTTTAGGGGATGTGGACTCAGATTTATTTAACAGATTGGTAAGAATCCTAGAATTAAACCTACAAGGCTTTGATCCCACGGCAACTTATCAGTATACTAACACAACCCGCGACCGAAACTTATTTAGTCGCGGAGACGTCATTTGGAACTTGACAGAAGACAGTCTGCAAGTTTTTGATGGCAAGAAGTGGCAAACATTATACTCGCCCAGTGGAAAAGGCGTGCAAGCCACGGGACAACTTGGCGATTTAACCGTATCAACAAACGGTGCAACCACGGTCCCAATTCTATAATGCCCATAACAAAAGTAAGCGGCGGCTATAAGTGGGGTAAGTCCGGAAAGACTTATCCGACAAGAGCCGGAGCAGCAAGACAAGCCCGGGCAGCCTACGCGTCCGGATATAAAGGATACAAAAACGGAGGACCGGTGCCAAAAAACTATAATCGAGCAGTGTCTATTCCTGGTTCTGGAATAGCTAATTTACCCGTAAATTTTCCCGGTTTCCCTAGTCCGTCTCCTGGATCGGTTGGTATTAACGTAAGCCCACAAGGTCTCGGCATAGGCAAAAATATTGACCCTGGTACGGGCAAAGGCAGCCAAAGTATAAAAGAATATTATAGAGATTTTATCCGACAACTTTTAGGGGAAGGCAACGTAAGTGCCGCAGCAGCACAACGTTTCAGGGACGCAGGACCCTCCACAGCTATGGCGCTTCAAAAAATAGGTAGTGGTGTATATACCGCTCCCGGTGGAGACACTTCTTTAAGGGGGGCCAAAGGCCGAAATACCTCCATGAGAGGACTGATGCGAGCCAGAAGAAAAGAACAAAACGCGTATAAACGCGCTGTAAAAAACGCTGCAATGAAATATGATCCGACTTATTGGGTAACAAACTATGGGCTTAGTCCAGAACAAGCAGCATCCGCAGCGGAAAGATATAAAGCAAAGTATTCCCCCGAATACTTTGCCAATCAAATGAAAGAGAAAAACATGGGGTTGGGCAGCGTGCTTCGAGAAAGTTGGGACAGCTTTGCCGATTCCCGTGGTGTTCCCTACAATATAGACGAGCTTATGGCGGCATCAGGGGGCGATGGTTAATATGATGATACGTTCAGGAATAATGCGTTTACAAGAGGGAGGTTCTCCTTGGTATATAAATATTTTTGGCACCAAAGGCGAGGGGGAAACAGCGGAAGAAAAAGCCCGCCGCGAGTTTTTAGAGAAATGGTTTGAAGAACACAGTTTAGCTGTCCCTGTTGGGGAAGGAACCTATGACCCGTTTGCCGGAGATCCCGACAAAGAATTTGAATTATGGTTGGTTTACGATGAGTTGTTTCCCGGGACTGTTCCTGATCCAACAAGTACAGATACAAGTACAGATACAAGTACAGATACAAGTACAGATACAAGTACAGATACAATAGACGAAATCACTGTCACGGCGGAAGAAATAAAACAAAACGGCTTCCCCCCAGGGGCCACGGCAGTATTAGTCGGCGGCGTGCTTTATAAACTTGTAGGCTCCGGTGCAACGGGTTATTGGACCAACACAGAAACAGGGGATTTGTACAAACAAGATGGAACACCCATGGCTCCTCCCAGCACGAGTGGTGCAAGCGGTGCCGGCGGTCTTTTCGGACTGGGTGTAGGACCGTGGCTCAAGGACCTCTTTGGAGCGACCGGTGTTGGTGGCGATATTTTATCCGGTATTTTCGGACAAGGCGGCACTATAAAAGATTTAATAGACCTTTTCCTTACAGGCAAAAAGATTAAAGGTGCTTGGGACGCGATTGAATATGAGGTGCCCACCGGACAAGGGGCAGCGATGAGTGATTTTGAAAAAGCCAATCCGTTTACAGGCAACATGACCCTTGCTGGAATGGGTCCAAACTATTTGCAAGGACAGGACTACGGCATCCCGGTCGGGCAACAAGGTCTTCCGGCAGCCACACATAAAATCGGAAAGCCTTTTGTTGAAGAAGTGCAAGGCGGTCAAAGTGGTGGTATTATGAATGCAAAAGGTCACGGCGACGTGGTTCCGGCACTTTTAGAACCGGATGAGTTTGTTTTTACGCGAAAAGCGGTTCAAAACATGGGCGGCGGTGACGTTAGACAGGGCGCAAAACAAATGTATCAAATAATGAAGAATTTAGAGAGGATGGGCTAATGGCCAATGGAATACTAAGACTTGATAATGGGGGAACTACAGCCCAATCTACTGAAGGACCGGGTTCAACGGTTTCTTTTGAGCCGCCTTGGATTGAGCAAATGCGACGAGGTTTCCTCGACAACGCCTGGACCTGGGCAGGACAGCCCACGCCCATTCCAACACAACAGTTTGCCGGACTAGACCCTTATGAAATGCAGGCCAGAAACCTAGCCTCTGGGTTGGGCGGTTTTCAACCTTACCTACAACAAGGAGCCGGGGCCTACGGACAAGGGCTCGGGCACCTGGGACAAGGGATGCAAGCCGGGTACATGGGAGCACAGGCGTATGACCCGAACATGGGCAAAGCTTTTTACAACCCCTACGAAGACATGGCGGTGCAAAAGGCTCTTGATGACGTGTATGAGAACTGGACCCAGCAAGACATGGGAGGCAGAGCAGATGCTGTGGGTGCCGGTGCGTTTGGTGGCGGTCGTGGACGACTCATGGCACAAGAACGTTTTAAACAATTAGGTAAAGGCATGTCGGGCACAGCCGGACAAATGCGAGCACAAGGATACACTCAAGCACAACAGCAAGCACAACAGGCTTTTCAGGACCAGCAACGAAGGATGCAGCAAGCAGGGCAAATGGGTATGACAGGAGCCAATATGTACGGGAACCTTGGACAGGGGATCGCGGGCCTAGGACAAATGGGCCAAAGCATGTTGTCCAATCAAATTAATCTGATGAACATGTTGGGCGGACAGTCCCGAGGCATTGCCGATCAAAGACTCGGCGCCCAGTTCGGAACAGCGCAAGGATTGGCAGGAGAGCCGTTGGCTCGGTTAGGCGCTTTGGCCAGCCTAATTCAAGGAATGTTGCCTAAGACCATGGGCACAGGCATCACTACTAACTACGGCAATGTTGCAGACCAAGGCACTCTCCTTCAAGAGTTGCTTAATGACATCTTTGGAGGAAGCTAAACGTGTCCTGGAACAAGCGTCCCATGTTTAGAAATGCGGTGAACATGCACGGAGGCGGCATGGTGCCAATGCCTCGTATGCAACAAGGCAGCGGTCCTATGGGCATTGCTTCGGTTTCACCGGATCTTTTTAGCCCGGCGGAATTTATGGGTGAGCCGCTTAACCAGATGGCAGAAACCGGTGCAGGTATTGCCGGCGCAGGATTTTTCCCTGAAGGAAACTTTGGAGCCCCTGCGGTGACAGATGCCGGTATTGTGGCAGGACTGGACGAAGAAATGGCCACAGAACCGGAAGTCAAAGAAAACAAACTTGAGTTGGCAAAACAACAAGCCATGTCAATCTTTGACCAAAAATTTGATGAAGCCATGTCTGTTATGCAGGCGCAGATGGCAACGGGTGGAATGCCTATGCAAGACATGGAAATGATTTTGTCCGATGAAATTGAAGTAATGGAAGGACAAGCCGAAGCAACAGTGAAAGAAGCTATGAATCTTCCCGAAGAAATAGACCTTATTCCCGCAGAAGTAGCACAAAGTTACTTAGAAAAAGCGCGTATGATAGTCAGCGCTCCGCCGGTACAAGAACAGCCTATGGATATGCCTATGGACATGCCTATGGATATGCCTATGGATATGCCTATGGATATGGGCGATCAAGCGGTGCAGAAGATGTTTGCTGGGAGCGGTGTGGGTGGTGTACAGCCGGAGGAAGACGATGATCCATTGTCTATTATTGAGAAAATGCGACAAGACGCTGTAAAAGGAGAAGAGGAAAGAAGAAAAAGAGAAGCCGAAGCCGCCAGAGGTAGACGAGACGATCTCGATGATAAAATAAGGGCCGGTGATTTTAGCAAAGGCTTTACGACTGATTGGAACAATTTAGAAGATTTAACGAAACGCGTTAGAGATGTTGCGAAAAGAAAAGCTATGCGTACACCTTCTTATTCTCCCGCGGTTTCCACCATGGGAGGCAAGTGGCTAGACGCTCTTTCTACAAGACCAAAAATGGCAGACCTTGCCGGAGACGAAGCCGTTCTTGCCTATGAAATGGAGATCGAAAAACTAAAACAAGCCGAACAACAAGCACTGCTTCAAGGCGATGCCGCCATGTTGCGAGCAGTTTATCAGCAAGGGCAAAAGATAGAAGACCAACTGTCCAATACATTGATGCAAAACATTGGTGATATTGAGGAGCGGGCTATTGCGGAATCCGGAGACATTCTGACTAAACAGATCGGGGACGAAGGCTTTACGGACACATGGCGCACGGACCAATATTGGAGGGACGTATTAAAAGATCCAAACTCTGATGACATAGACAAAAGAATCGCAGAACAAGCGCTAGGCATTGGTTCTGGAAAAGGCGACATAGCTACGCGAGTTTCTAAGTTTGTAGATCTAGCGGATGCTGCTTGGAAAGGTTATAAAAGCGCTGGCGGTGGCACGATGCCTTATGACAGGAAAGTAAAGAGGTTTGAGCAAGAGTTTGCGCCTATAATCGAGTTTCATGGGTCAACCATTCTTCCATCAGACCCTAACTTCTCGAATGTCGTAAGAGACTATATGATGTCACAAGACAGCGGTGCCCAAGCAACGCCCTCTGCACCTAAAACCTGGGATCTTGATGCAATGGGTATCACCAAAGACCAAGTTAATGCCATGATTGAAGCAGGGTTGTTTAACTCCGGAGACACTTTAAAAATAGGCGACAAAGAAACGCTGGTTCCGTAACATGGCTTCTTTAACGCAGGCCCAACTTGACGAGCTTTTTTCTCCGGAGGGCACT